TCGCGAAGTGATGGTTGATTCCATCAAAGCAGTGCGTGGTGACGAGCTTGATCTTTCCGAGAAGAGCGACGACTACGTGCAAGCAATGTTTGACACTCTCGCTGAGGGTCGCAAAGATTCTGCCACCACTGATGAGCTGCGCAAAGCCGTAGCTTCCATTGCTTCTCCCATTTCTGCTCCTTCGTCCTACATGGACATGCTGCAGAATGCTTGGAAGAAGCCCCTTTCCATCTCCAAGGAGGCTAAGTAATTATGGCCGTAACTTTCTCTGCTTCGGGCACCGCCTCCGCTGGTGGCGTGCAACAGGCTTACAGCCTCGCGCATGCTGCACTGCTGGAAGGTCAACTGTCTGACATCCGCGACAACACCATCGGCACCTACGTCAACGAGACTGGCGCTGTTGTTCCCTTCGGTAATCTGGCTGTGTACAACACTGCTGGCACCATCGCCAATTCCGCCACTACCATTTCTGGCGCTTCTGACACTGTGCTGGGCGTTAACGTCCTCACCTACGTTGATGAAACCGCCCTCGACAGCAACAGCCGTCCTGGTGTGAAGAATCAGCAAGCCATGAACGTGGCTAACGAAGGTGCAGTGGCCGTTTACGTGACCGGCGCTGTTACTCCCGCATCGCCCGTGCGTGTGCTGTATTCCGCTAGTGGCACTGGCAAGGCTGGTCAGTTCTCCCATGCTTTTGCATCGGGCAAAACTGTGCGCCTCGCTAACGCTCGTTTCCTCACCTCCACCACTGGCAGCGGTCTCGCTGTTCTGGAGCTGAATGGTCCGAGCTTCACCCTCTCTGCTGATTCTTGATAGGAGGCTCTTAACAATGTCTGAATTCCGTATGGATGATGCGGGCCTGTTCCTTGAGCGTCAGCTTGAGTACATTCGCCCCCAAGTTTTTGAAGTGCAGTATGCGGATATTAAATATCCCACTGTTCTGCCCGTCACTGCTGAAGCTGGTCCTGGCGCCCAGACCTTCACCTATCGCATCATGGACTCCACTGGTGAGTTCCGTCTGATTGCTGACGCTGCTGATGATCTGCCCCGCGCTGACATCAGCCAAGTGGAGAAGAGCATCAACATTCGTTCCTTCGGTGGTAGCTTCGGTTACACCGTGCAAGAACTGCGTGCTGCTCAAATGGCCAACATCGCCCTGGAGCAGCGTCGTGCTGCTGCTGTGCGTCGTGCCTATGAAGAGAAAGTGGAGAGCCTGGCTTTCTTCGGTGAAAGCTCCGTGGGTCTTGCTGGTTTCTTCAACAACTCCACCGTGGACGTTGTTGCTGCTGACAAGTGGTTTACCACTGCCGGCACTACTGCCCAGGAAATGCTGGAGCTGCTGAACTATGGCGTGACTGCCATCATCAACGGCTCGAAGATGAAGGAGCAGCCCGACACCATCCTGCTGTCCTACGCGGATTACAACAAGATCAGCACCACTCGTAACTCCGACTCCTCGGACGTGACTGTGCTGGAATACTTCCTGCGTACCAACCCCTACATCCGCAACGTTGAGCCCATCAACCAGTTGGAAGCCGACAACAGCGTGCTGAACACTGACCGTATGGTCGTGTACAAGCGTGATCCTGAGAAAGTGCAACTGCACATCCCTCAGCCTCTTGAGCTGTTCCCGCCTCAGCAGCGTGGTCTGGAATTCATCGTTCCTGCTCATGCCCGCGTCGGTGGCGTTGCTCTGTACTATCCCAAGAGCATGATCTACGTGCAGGCCTCTGCCTGAGGATAGTTAATCAAGAAGAGGGGCGTTAAGCTATTAGCAATTGTTTCTCTTGAACAATGCTGATTGCTTATCGTCCCGAACTTGAAAATCCCCCTCGCGATGCAGGGTTTGGCATTATTACCAAGAGCGGGCTCATTCAACTGACGCCTGGTCTTAATCAGGAAATCCCTGATGAAAAATGGAAGGAAGCGAAGGAAAATGGTACGGTCAAGAAGCTTCTTGCTATTGGTGCCATTGAAGAAATGAAAGAACAAGTGATGGTAGAAGACCTGCCTGAAAATGTTCAAAGCCTTAGCGAACTTCCTCTCACGCAAGCCATTCGTGCCATTGAACTCATCCATGATGCGGATCGTCTTGCTGATTGGAAGAAAATTGAAGGCCGCGTTCGCGTAAGGAATGCCATTGCAAAGCGCACGGAAGCCATTCGTATTGGGAAGGCCTGATTATGGCAGTCACCTACGCAAGCTTTCTTGAGCGCTTTCCTGAATTCAGTCCACATCCATCTGGCATCGTCAATGGTGCCATCTCAGAAGCTGCTTACGATGCTTCTAGCGATGTGTTCGGGGATCAAACTGATAGGGCTGTAAAGTTCCTTGCTGCTCATATCATCGCCATTCAACTTGCTCAAATGGGCATTCAAATTGGTGCCACTGACGGCAAAGTATATGGCGAGGGGCTTGATGCCACTCAATACGGTCAGGAGTTTAAACGAATGACCAACAATCTTCCTCTTTCTTCTGTTGGGTTTGTCGTGTGAGCAATTTCCTGGAGCCACTTGCAAATGCCACTTTGGTGTTTAGTGTGGCTTCGGGCTATGCGCTTGACAGCGAAACTGGTAATTACGTACCAGTGGCAACGGGCGTTACTTTCTACGCCACGTTGAAGCAGAAAAACAATCCACGTTACGACCAACTACTTGGGGCTGACATGACTGCCGTCTACATGGAAGGCAGAATGACCAGCCCTCTTACTTTGTCTGGCGTTACTGTGGGCGATTCTGCTCAGGCCACAATTAATGGAAGAGAAGGAAGGTTTGAACTGTTGCCGAATGAACAAATTGCTATTCACTATTGGCAGTTTTTAGGCACGCCAGTCAGGGGTATTTTTAGACTGATTGGCAAAGGAAGCGTGGACAACGCTTAATTCTCTTCTTCCATTGAGGAATTTCTCATGCTCTACCATCCCACTGAGCTAGTGAAGAGCCAGGACGTGATTGTCCGCGTTGGCTCCATTGGCGGTACTTCTCGTCCCGTTATCACTCAAAGTGGCGCCACTTTTACTGTTAGCGGCGCCCCCACTCTCTACACTCTGCAAGCAGCTACCACTGCTTCTGTTGCCTTTAACGATGGCAACCAAGAATTCTACCTGCTGGGCGGCGGCGGTTTCGCTGATAGCATAATTACCACCAGCCAGGCCACTGCTTCCATCACTTCCTACTTCCAGAAGGACGTCGATGGCACTGTGTTCCTGCCCAACAGTTTTGACGAAGCTTTCCAAACTGTAAGTGCTAGTCGTTACGACAAGAACCACGAAGTGTACGTGGAGATCAACAAGCAACTTGGCGCTTCGGGCAACACTTACTATTATGATCGCGTGGCTTTCGTCGCTTGCGTGATGAACTACAACGAGAGCTATCCTGCTGATAACCTCGTGGAAGTGACGTTTGATCTGACCAGTCGTGGTCGCATTGGTATCCACCAGAATGCTTCGGAGACTGGCAGCATCATCCCGACTGCTCCTAATTCCTGATTCTTTCATTGAATCTTCGCTAGCCTGTCTCCTATGGGGGCAGGCTTTTTAATGAACATTTCTCAGCTTCGCGATACGATTACTACGCTTCTTTCTGCGTCGCCCAACTTGATTGGCACTTATACGCTGCCTAATAACTCAACGATTCCTGCCGTGTATGTAGTGGGAAGGCAAAGCGTGCCAAAGGAATGGAAAGCGAAAGGCTTGGAAGTGACCATGAGAGAGTTTCCAGATCGACTTCCTCGTGCGATGGTGGGCATGGTGCAAGTGAATCAACTGTGGGAAGTGAGGCTTGCACAATTCACTCCTAACAGTACCACATTGAGTGATGCGATGGAAAGAATGGTTAGACGGTTTCCTGATTCCACGCCATCGTACTTTCCTGGCGATGACATTGCTTATGAGCAATGCAAGTTTATTGTTCCTGATCGCATTGTCAAGCAGTTGTATCCAGCAATCTAATGGCAGCGATTATCACTGGCGGCAACCTCGTCAATCCTGAAGATATTGTCAATAAGCTTGCCAAGGCTTTTGAAACTTGGGCTCGCTTTGACGTGAATGATCATTTCCAAGACGAGTTTCTTGATGAGAAGTGGGACTATGGCAGGGACACCAAAAGAAAGAACGGAACGCTCATTCCTGCTGGTCAGCGCGACATTTACGATTTAGGAGAGCTTTACAAGAGCGGAAGGGACAGCTTTGACATCTCCTTATCACCATCTAACGCTCAAGCAAGCTGGAACTGGGATGCTACGAATAGCAGTGGTCAGCCTTATGCTCGTTATGTTCACGATGCGCTGAGAGGAACAAGCGTGCCATACGCAAGACCGTGGACTCAAGACATTGCCATTCCAAGCCGATTTGAACAAAGCATGGTAAAACGACAACTTCTGGCCCGCATTCGCACGGCAATGGGCAAATGAAGATTGACTATTTATGGAGCGCAGACAACACTGTTCATGCCATTAATTGCCTAGTTGATGGTGCAGCCTTGGAAGCGGGCATTCTTTGCCTTGTTTCCTGTAGGGAAACGACCATTAGAATTGGCAACGACAATCATTCAATGTTGGTTGAAGTGCCGCCAGAATTTCGTTCTTCTCATGAGCGAGTGAAGGTGTTCAACGCATTGCTTAACATTCTTGATCATGAGCAAATACAGCTTTCTGGTTCAGACCAAAACTGAAGGTTATTTTGAGCTGCTGCCTGAAATTCGCCTGAAGAAATATGGCAGTTGGCTGGTCGCTGAATCCATTGAACAGGAGGAAATCAGCAAGCTGCAAAGCCAGGCTACCATTCGTGCTGTTCAACTTGCCAAGCGCATTGCTGCATCGCGCGAGATCCCTCTCGATGAGGCTTTCGCGCTTCTGCAAGGCGGTA